AAGGAGACATTCACACTGCAAATCAAAAAGCTGCCGGTCTGGCTACACGCGATCAAGCAAAGACTTTTATCTACGCCTTTATCTACGGTGCAGGTGCATCTAAGATTGGTAGTATTGTAGAAGGAACAGCAAAGGATGGTCAGCGTCTGATAGACAACTTTCTTTCTAACGTACCTTCTTTGTTGGACCTAAGAAAAAGAGTTGACATCGCAGCTAAAAGAGGATATCTTATCGGGCTTGACGGTAGAAGACTTATAGTGCGAAGCGAACATGCTGCTCTTAATCTTCTGCTTCAAGGTGCTGGTGCTGTAATCTGTAAGCAATGGCTTGTGAACATAAGGTCTTTGGTAAAAGAACACAGGCTTGGCGCTGATCTGGTTGCCAGTATTCACGACGAATATCAGCATGAAGTTCTAAAAGATCATGCTGAAAGATTCGGAGAACTAACTAAGCTGGCAATGAAACAGACAGAAAAGGACTTGAAAGTACGATGCCCACTAGACAGCGAGTTCAAGATCGGTTTGAACTGGTCTCAGACCCACTAGCTTATAATGATAGTTAAGATAGAGATAACGGATGCCATGCGTTCATATGCTCATGCAGCATCTAAAGAGATGGGAGTTCTAAAAAACTCTATCTCAAATGGAAAGGGAAATGTACTAGGCTTCTTAGGCGAAGCTATGGTGGCTTCCTATCTTTCTTTGTCTTTAGGAGAAAACACTTACGATTACGATATGGTTCTACCGGACGGAAGAAAGATAGACGTTAAGACAAAGAAGACTACTGTAGCTCCAAAAGAAAACTACGATTGTTCCATTTCCAACTTCAACACCAAACAGAAGTGCGATATCTATGTCTTCTGCAGAGTGCTTGAAGATCAATCTAGAGGTTGGATTTTAGGTTACGATCTAAAAGACAACTACATGAAGACAGCCACCTTTATGAAAAAGGGAGACATAGATCAAGACAACGGATACAAAGTCAGAGCAGACTGCTACAACAAACAGATTAAGGATTTGTCTCCTGTAGAAGAACTGCTAGTGAAGCGAAAATAGCTCTTGACTTATGTAAGAGAGTAGTATAGAGTACGCGAACTTGACTGGGTACTTACGAACTGTGTAACATCTGCAATCACATGAAAAAGGGAAAGTTAAATAGAAATGGCTACTAAAGAATATCACTACGTAGAAGGCACTGCTTACTGGGCTGCTGTTGTTGCTCCGAATACTACATTCGAGCCGCAATGGAAGATCGACGTTGCTCTTGATGCTGCCGGTATCGAACAGGTTAACGGTATCGAAGGTGTAGTAATCAAGAACAAGGACGACGAACGAGGCGACTTCATTTCTCTGAAGCGTAATGTAGAAGATCGTTCCGGTAACAAGAAGCCAGCACCTAAAGTTATCGACTCACAGAACAATGCTTGGGACGATAAGCTTATCGGTAACGGCTCAAAGGTATGTGTAAAGTTCCATACGTATCCTTACAACTATCGCGGAAAGTCCGGTATCTCTGCCGAACTGGATGCGGTACAGGTTATTGACCTTGTTGAATACAATTCAGCAGACAGCGGCTTTCAGGCTCGTGAAGGTGGTTATGTAGTACAGCCTGCTATGGCTAACGAGTTCTAACAACAGTAAGAAGCACAGAAAGGACAACTAAACATGAAGACCAAGAACAGCGAGACAAAGGTGCTTAACGCCCTACGTCGAAAGATGCGCGTCACTCGCAAGACCGCAATCGAGAATGGTTGGTGCGAAAACCTCACAGCAACTATCTCGGACCTTCGTAAGAAGGGTTATGTTATCGAGGCAGTTAAGGCTTCTACACCGGAAGGTGTTCCTTACACTCGATATCGCCTTGTTGCGTCCCCTGCTGGCAGCATTTCTCCCTCTGCCACCAGTAAGAAGGCTGCGTAACATTGGCTAAGGAGACGGCAGTAGAGGCTAAGACCATTGACACATTGGTACAGGATATTTACCACCTGTTTACCAGCGACAAAGGTACAGTAGCAAAAGAAGAAGACCTGAAACTATTCGCAGAGTCAGTGGTTTCTTCTGTCGTCTCCTCTCTGACTGAGAGGCGTAGTGAGGAGCAATCCAAAAATCTACGCCTCTCTCTTATTGGTCATCCAGATAGAAAGATTTGGTATACGATAAACGGCAAGAATAAAAGAGAAGTTCTGTCTGGGCCTACGCTAATCAAGTTTCTATATGGAGATATTCTCGAACATCTTCTAATTCTTCTTTGCAAGACGGCGGGGCACACAGTAGAAGAGATGCAGAAGGAATTGGAAGTTGCTGGAGTAAAGGGTCATCACGATGCTATCGTTGATGGCTTTCTTGTTGACTTTAAAAGTGCATCCCCTTACGGATTCAAGAAGTTCAAGGAAGGCCATATAGTACACGACGATCCATTCGGATACATTGCTCAAATCTCTGCTTACGCTAAGGCTAACGGAAAGACAGAAGCTGCGTTCGTAGCTATTGACAAGAGCAGCGGCGAGATTTGTGTCTGTCCTATCAACAGAATGGAAATGATTAATCCTGAAAATAGAATCAATGAAATCAAGACGTTCCTTAAAAGTAAAGAGCCGCCTGCTAAATGCTACGATCCTGTTCCTGACGGTAAGTCTGGTAATATGCGGCTGGCTGTTGGCTGCGATTTTTGTGACTTTAAACGCGAGTGCTGGAAAGATGCTAATGGCGGTAAAGGTCTACGGACATTCGCGTATGCTTCAGGCACAAAGACTTTCACGGAAATATACAGAGAACCTGACGTACCGGAAGTAGTCTGCGTTGACTAACAAGTATCGCTCAGGTTCCGAAAGGAATGCTGGCAACCTTCTAGACAGGTTGTCTGTTCCTTATAACTTCGAACCCTACTATATCAACTACACATGGTTGGAATACAAGAAATATCTTCCAGACTTTGTTCTACCTAATGGGATTGTCCTTGAAGTAAAAGGACGGTTTACATTAGAAGACAGAAAGAAGCACCTCTTTTTAAAAGAAAGTCACCCTAAGTTAGACATCAGATTTGTATTCGACAACCCTAACAACAAACTTACTAAAGGAGGGAAGGCGACTTATGCAGATTGGTGTAACAAGAATGGCTTTATCTTTTGCAGTGCCAAGACACTTGAAAGTGTCATAGACGATTGGGCTGCAGAAAAGAATGAAGGATCATCAGCAAGACAAGGACACGTTCCTTCTGTTGGAACTGGAAGAGGTACAGGAAAAAGCGGCAACGCCAGAAAGAGTACTGTTTCTAAGCGTGCTGCTTCAAGCACTGCTGGACGCAACAAAGCCGGAAACAAGCGTAGAACCAGAAGAAGAAAAGCTGGCTAGAAAGTCTGCACAGGCTTGGTTCTTTGCCTCAATAGGTGTAACAGCTAAAGACTTTGAAGAGGTTTGCGATCTTGCAGGTATAGAACCTGTAAGAATGCGGACCTTTGCTTTTAAAGTTCTGAAGTCAAAAGAGATTAAATATGTCCGAAGACGGATTAATACCGTCTTGTCATACAAATAACGAAGGAGTAAGATGCACCATGTCTTATCAAGACAGCGGAATGGACAGAACACAAGAAATCATAGAGTGGATGAAAGCTGTGCCTACAAATAAAGACTACAAGTTCAACGAAGATATCTATCTCAATGAGATTACTCAGTATGTTATCTCTACCTACAATCAACACTATGCACAGAGTAAGTATCAAGCTACAGATACTATTCTAGATGCAGGTTACGGTGAAGGTTTTTGCATGGGTAATATCATTAAGTATGCAAAAAGGTATGGCAAAAAGGACGGAAAGAATCGTAGAGACATAATGAAACTTATTCATTATGCTGTAATAATGTTGTATGTCCACGACTCACAAAAGGATGCCGAAAAAGGACATGAGAATGAGTAAATCTGAAAGGGCAAGTGAGTATAATAAAAAATACTACGAAAAAAATAAAGAGCGGATTAAGGAGAGACAAAAAAGTTATTATCTATCGAATAAAGATTCTGTACTGGCTTACCAAGAAAAATACCGTCAGGACAATCCTGAAAAGCTAACTAAGGTACAACAAACTTACTACGAAAAAAATTCAGAAAAGAAGAAGACGGCGGTTAAAAAGTATACTACCGAAAACAAAGAAAAGATTAGAGACAGAGAACTTAAATCAAAATTTGACATCTCTTTAGAAGACTATGAACAACTGCTTAAAGAACAAAATAACTGTTGTGCTATTTGTGAAAAAAATCAGGAAACATTTTCAAAGGCTTTGGCTGTAGATCACTGCCACACAACAGGAAAGGTTAGGGGCTTGCTTTGTCACCTATGCAATACTGCATTAGGGCTATTCAAAGACGATACTTTGCTTCTGAGCAAAGCTGTAGTATACTTAGAAATTCACGGCCATCATCAGCTAGAGGGAGAATAAGCCTGCCATGCCACAGTTCCGTTCCAATGAAAATCCTATGTTTCGCTCTAAGTTTAGCGAAGATATCTTCAAGCATAAGTACGCCCATCACGGCTGCGAAACATGGGACGCGCTAGCCAGCGTTCTTGTGGACGATGTTTGTCAAGAGTACATGACTGTATCAGAACGTTCTGAACTAAAGCGTATGATTACTGACCTAAAGTTTCTACCGGGAGGTCGTTACCTCTATTATGCAGGTCGTCCTAACAAGTTCTTTAACAACTGCTATCTGTTAAAAGCAGAAGAGGACACACGGGAAGATTGGGCAAATCTAAGCTGGAAGGCCGAGTCTTGTCTTATGACTGGCGGTGGTATCGGTGTTGACTATTCCGTCTATCGTGAAGAAGGACGTATTCTAGCAGGTACTGGTGGGCTGTCTTCAGGACCAATTCCAAAGATGCAGATGCTTAATGAGATTGGTCGTCGCGTCATGCAGGGCGGCAGCCGTCGTTCTGCAATCTATGCCAGCCTTAACTGGAAGCATCCAGACGTAGAGAAGTTTCTTAAGTGCAAGAACTGGTATGACATGCCTGTAGGCAATACGGGCTTCAGCATTGGTCAGGTCAAAGAGCAAGACTTTAACTTCATTGCTCCAATGGATATGACTAACATCAGCGTTAACTACGATACTGAATGGCTACTTAACTATTGGAGGACTGGAGATGTCGGTAGTACTTTTAGAACTAATGTCAAACAGGCACTATCAACAGCAGAACCCGGCTTCTCATTCAACTTCTTTGAAAAGGAAAGCGAGACACTACGAAATGCTTGCACCGAAGTTACTTCTAGCGACGATTCTGATGTTTGCAATCTTGGGTCTATTAATCTTGGTCGCATTGATTCGCTATCCGAGTTTGTCAATGTAGTAGAACTTGCAACTAAGTTTCTTCTTTGCGGCACTCTTCGTGCCAAGCTTCCATACGACAAGGTTTACGAGACAAGAGAGAAGAACCGTCGTCTCGGTCTAGGTCTGATGGGAATGCACGAATGGCTTATCAAGAAAGGCTACCGATATGAAGTCGTTCCTGAACTACATCAATGGCTGGCAGTCTATAAGGGAGTCAGCGATA